AGCCATTACAAAAGCCGCAGCCTTTTTGAATAATTTAGGGATTTTCATAGTTACCTCCTGTAATTTGGATTGAATATTTTGCCTTACTGACCGAAAAAAGCTGCCCGTTATGGACAGCCTAAAGTATTTCTTTTCTCGGATAGTTACTGGCAGTAGTTAGGGGGTGAGGTGTGGAGAGGGGGAAGCCAAAATAATGGCTATCCACTCAAATGGGCAGACCTCGCCCTCGATGTGTGGCTATCTCTCGTGAGCCTTGTTCCGCTGCAAGTGTCGGTTATAAAACTCTAACGCCTTGACAACAAAATCCGTTTCCTGCCCTCTGGGAACAGTCTTGGGAATGAGCTTGGTTATCCTCTCGTCACGGAAAGCAGGTTTTTCCTTCTGGTTGGGCTTTTCTTCCTCCATAATGGACTGGATAACCTCGGAAGTGAGCTTGCCGTCTTGGTTATACTTCTTCATTTTGATAGCCTGTGCCAATGACGGGGTAGCATCGTTGTACTCCATTGCTTCAAGCAGGGTGTATTGCTGTTCCTCGGTCAGATAAGAAACCTCAACCGCAGGACGAAAAGCAATCTGCCTTTCATCTACCATTTGCAGGATTTCGGGAACAAGCTCCGTTAGACGGATATAGCGGCGTATCTGGTCTTTGCTTTCTCCAACAAGTTCTCCTAATTCCTCATCAGAACGCCCTTTTGATAAATTAGTCGCCAATGGCGACGCATTTTCTTTTGGGGGTCTGCCTGCCTGTCGTTTCATAGCTTCCAACCGCATTTTATACGCAAACGCTTTCTCACTCGGCAAAATAACAGAGCGTTGGAGATTACTTTCCACCATAACAATAATGGCTTCATCACGGGTAAGCTCTTTGACCTCGCATTTCAGCGTTTCAAGTCCTGCAAGTTCACAAGCCTTTTTTCGCCTGTGACCACTGATAAGCTCATACCGTCCGTCCTCTTTTAAGCGAACTGTCGCAGGGGTCATTACACCGTTTCGCTTGATACTCTCAACAAGTTGTTCCATATCTTCGTCCATCAAAACCTTGAACGGGTGGTCTGGAAACTCGTCAATCTCCGATATGGGAATATCCCGTATCTTGCTTAGCTTTGCTTCCTCACGGCTTTCGTCCGTCTGAAAAAGGTCATCGTATGCGGTCAGCTCGATTTTGGTTTCTCTGCTTCTCGCCAATCTCTGCCACCTCCTTTCCTAACTGCTCATAGGCTGCGGCAACCTTGCCGCTTTTGTCGTAAGCAAAAATACTTTTGCCTTCTGCGGTAGCTTCCACCGCACGGATAGAATGAGGTATCTCGGTATCAAATACCTTGATTTTCTTACCGTATGCACTTTTGACCGTTGCCGTAATTTCCTTAGAAATGTTGGTACGGGGCATTACCATAGTCATTAAGATACCGTCTATCCGCAGCTTTGGGTTGATTTGCCGCTTGACCATTGATACGGAGCGAAGCAAAAGCTCCAGACCTTTAGCCGAGAGATAGTGGGGCTGTGTCGGGATAATCACGCTGTCAGCCGCCGCCAGAGCATTGATGGTTATCATGCCTAAGCTCGGCATACAATCAATAAGCACATAATCGTAATTCTTTTTAACCTCATTGACATAGGTTTTCAGCACACGCTCACGGCTCATTGCATTGATTAGCCTTACCTCAAAGCCCGACAGCTCAATGTTTGACGGAAGCAGGTCAACGCCCTCTCTGTGATGGATAATACCCTGTGAAGCATCAAGCGTTTTATCGTCTATGATGTTCTGCATCACAGTAGAGAGCGTTATGGGAATATCGTCTGGTCTGTTATAACCCAGAGCCATCGTGAGATTTGCCTGTGCATCGGCATCAATCAGCAGGACTTTTTTACCCTGCTGTACCAGACTTACACCCAGATTGACCGCTGTGGTTGTTTTTCCGACACCGCCTTTCTGGTTAGTCAGAGCAATCACTTTGCAATTTGACATAGATGCGTCCTCCTTTCGCATAGATTTAGCCACTTTGTCAAGGTGGCTATGTAAACAGTACCAGAGAACGCAAAAAAGCCGCCTACTCTTAAAATCAATAAGAATAAGCGGCTTTGTAATCTGCCTTAGACATATTCAATTTTCATTCTCTTGGTCGGTGCATTTATGACCTTAAAAATAAGCTCGTCAATACAATCCGTATATCTGCCTTGCTGAATAAGTTGATTTTTTAACTCTACAAGGCTATGTATCAAAAGTTTTCTTTCGTGGCTATCCAAATACAGATGATTAAATTTCTCTCTCATAAGCACACCTCCACTTCTTTAGCTTCATTATATTGGAAAGCAGGGGAAAGGACAAATCTGCGAAAAAGGACAAAAATAAGCGTACCACTATTTCTAATGATACGCCTATCCTCATTAAATCACTTCAAAATGCTTCAACGCATCCTTTATCGCTTCCACTTTCTCCGCTGTCGGATGCTTCCTCGGCTGTTTCAATTCTTCTACCGCATTAGGAGCATCGTACATCGGCAAGCCTAAATCTCTCTTTACCTCTGCGATATATGCGGTATGTACCTTGAAGCCATATTTAGCTTCTATGTACTCCTTTATCATTTTGTAGGTCACTCGTTCTTTGGGCTTATATTCTTCGGCTCTTTTAGCGATATTATCAAGCGGAACTTTTCCCTCACCCTCGCCAAACTCAACTTTTACGTTGATATGTCCGTCTGGCTTTTTGTGGGAAAGCAGTACTACCGTCTCCACGTGAACAGTTTATCTATGGTTCACTTTTCATTGCTTTTTACAGCTTTCAAACTCCTATAACATAAGTAATTATCAGGCGTTCAGTTTATTTGTCTTTTTAAGTCTTTCACGTATATTTCTATGTCGGTGGCAAATTGGTGGCATTGCCACCATATTCGCATCAAATAGCAATTAGATCTTTCCATGTTGCTGATCCGCATACCCCATCAACATCCAGACCTCTTGATTTCTGATACTGTTTCAGAGCATATATGGTATTATCTCCTGCTTCCCAGTCAAGGTCAAGGTCTTTTTTATTTTTTCCTTTGAATCCACGTGATTTCAGAATTTCCTGTAACAGAAGTACAGAAGTATTCTTGTCACCAGCTTTTACAGTTTTTGGTTCAAACATATATTTACCCCCTGTAGGTGTTGTCGGTTTAACTGCTGGTTTGTTGGTATCAGTAGTTAATGTAGTAAAGTCAATACCATTACCCGTGAATCTCAAACGGTGAGTCCATCCGTGACTATACAGATACCACGGCTGAGTTCTGATTTCATTACCACTGTTGTCTTTTGTGTCGGTTGTCCCCTCAGATGATCTGGCATGTACAATGTTGTCCTTATCAATAGCCATGGCAACATGATAAGTCGTATTCAGTTCAAGATCGCCTTTCTGCATCTGGCTGTGTGCAGTCTGGTTTCTTGCTACAATCTCGAAACCGCAGTTACACATATTCAGCATATTGCCCGTATAACTACAATGTTCTTTCAGGTATCTTGCCTGCGCGGTCAGTCCATTTTTCAGGAACGCATAGTAATATGCTGTACACGCCAGACTTGAGCAGTCAAATGATTTAGGATCATTAATCTCATACAGACTTCTGATTCTCTGACTGTAACCATGTTCATTATCATTCGCAATGTTTACCGCAAATTCAATTGCATCATTGATGATATTCTGAATGATCTGCGCTTTTGTTTTCTTCACTGCACTTTCCACCTCACTCTCATTTTTTATATCAGTGGTATAGTCTTTATAAAAAATATTCCGGTCTACGCTTCCGGTAATACCTGGAATCTTTGCTTTGCTTGAATATTGCCAGCCAATCCCGGCAGATGGTTTCAATCTTTCCTGCATGGTTCCATCATCCTGTGACGGATATGCTGCCAGCCAACAGTCATATTTCTTTGCATCTTCCGGCAATTTCATTTTGTACCAGTAATAGCCACAATAAATGCCAAACTTGTACCCGGCTCTGATAACAATATCATGGAAAGTGTTAATCATCTGCATCATCAGATTCTGCGATAAATTTTCCTGGCATTTATCTTCAATATCTAAAAATATTGGATAATCCAGTTTTCTCTGTTTCAATACATTTATCACTGTTTCCGCTTCATATTTGATTTCAGAAATATTCGTTGCGTAACTGTATTTATATACACCCACAGGAATGTTATGAGTTATACAGCCCGCATAATTTCTTTCAAAAGTACTGTCCGTTTTGTTACCTTTTTCTGTAATTCTAAGGATGGCAAAACCCATCCCATAATTTGCTACTTTCTGCCAGTCAATCACACCATTCCATGCAGATACATCAATACCCTTTATCTCCATAAAATCACCCCTTATTTTTTGGTTCAGTATATGTTAATGCCTGATCACTGTCAGTGATACCTTTTGTTGTTGGATCTGTCACAATTCCGAGAATCACTAACACTGCAAATACTGCATTGACAACATCAAGTAATTTGTTTCCCAGATTACCTAAATCAAGAGTATATCCGAACACTGCTGCAATGACCTGAATCAGAAGAAGTACAGCAGGAATCAGTGCTACCCAGAATGCTTTGTTTTTAATTCTTACTAACCAGTTAATGTTTTTCATAATCATTTACCCTCTTTCTTTTTTAGATGTAGTTCTTCGATCTCATATTTCATTTTCGTAACCATGCCATTACCCCCTAACGCATGGTATGCGTCATACATTTCACAAAAATTCTGATATGCGTAAGATGGAATGTCACCTTCTGCCATATAACGGTCATGGTATTCAATCAGTTGTACTTTTAATAACAGCATAGTTCCTTTGCTGTTAGCGTCTCTGTCCCTTTTCTGCACCTTTAGCAGCCATACTATGTACCCCATAAAGGTAGTCAGAATGATAGGAAGTGCAACAGAATATGTTTCTAATAAAAACTCTTTCATTACTTCCTTTCTGTACATAAAAACAACCGCCTGTGACGTTATATAATCGTCATATAGCGGTTGTTTTTGTACTTGTGATAATTTGATTACCTGTTAATTATTCTGCTAATTCGCCACAATCCAGGTCAATCAGCACTTCTTTCACTTTGTCCTTGATCTTATCAGGAACATCAGCAAAAGTTTTCTTACCCTTAATGATTAAGGTTGCATAAATAATTGCCATAGTCTGCACATCCTTTCTGAATAGTAATTTTATGATCAACTGATAAAACATCAGTTATCACCTTCCAAAATAGCCTTGACAGCATCTTTCAGCTTGTCCGGTACATCATCCATTGTCTTTACACCTTTGATGATCAGTGCTGCATAAATCTTTGCCATACCTTACCCCTCTTTCTATCCAATCATTTCATAGATTTCACACATTGCAACCTGTGCCTGTGTAATTTCATCTTCCAGTGTTGCATTCTTTTCTGCCTGAATCTTGATGTATTCATCTTTGTCATACTCGATCAGGTCAAATTCATACCCTGAAAATCCCGGCTGTTCATCCGTTCCCGGTTCATTTACTTCTGTGATGTTGGAACTGACAAAAACTTTTGATTCAGTCAATTCCAGTTCATCCGGTTTCACAGTGCTTTTCTGCTTTCCATAATCAATCATGCTGCCTTTCGTCCTTTCTTTGTGTTTGGTTTTATGTTGCATCTATAATATTCATCCGCATAAGGTAACAGTGGTACAACATACGCTTGATATAACCGGAAAGAATCAGCGTATTTCAACCAACCTTTATAACTGTTGATTGAACACCATTCTGAATAGTTCATCATGTTTCCGGCTTCTACTTTGTTCCTGATTGCGGTCATTTTCTTTTTCATTTCCTGACAAGTTGATTTTCTCAAAAGTGTGTACTTGTAAAATGTTCTATATCCTAAGAAGTCAACACCTCTTACATACGATGGGAACACCTGCCAGTTTCCTTTTATGTTCAGTTTAAGTTCATTGCTGAAATAAACATCAATCTCTTTCTTTAATGTAAATAATTCTTCTTTTGTCTTTCCAAAAATAACTATATCGTCCATATAACGGAAATAATATTTAACGTACTTCCGTTCTTTTATCCAGTGGTCAAAACTTGAAAAATAATAATTCCCTGAATACTGTGATAAGTAATTTCCTATTGGTATACCGGTTTCAGGATCAATATCTTCCTCAAGTAAATAAATCGCCGTTAAGTCCTCAATATCTGCGGTCTGTATACTGTCAATGATTTCATTCAATAACCACAAAAGTTCATTGTCATTGAACATTCTGGAATACTTTTCTTTCAAAATATTGTGGTTGATTGACTGATAATAATGTCTTGCGTCCAGCTTCAGACAGTACTTACATTCTTCTGGATCATTCCACATTGCAGCCTGTAATTTAGTCAGACCTTTATGTATACCTCTTTCAGGTATTGCTGAATAAGTATCAGTGGTCAAGTTACTGACGATGCAAGGTTCAATCACCTGCAAGATAGCCCACTGACAAATTCTGTCAGGAAAGTAAGGCAACTTATAAATCTTTCTCTTCTTTCTACCATCATCCTTATAAAACACTTCATACTCAGATGTTCTATAAGTATGATTGATGAGCATTTCCCGGATCTGCTTCAGATACTTATCTGGATCTTTATCTATTTCCTGAACTTCTTTATACTACCCTTTTCCTTTCTTTGCGTTCTTATGTGCTTTTCTCAGATTTTCAATATCACAAATTTTCTCAAATAGATGGTCATAACGTTTCATTTTTGGTATATTGCAGTTCCGAATTTCAGTCAGCATATATCAGATGTATACCCGGTAAATACGGTTGACATTTCCTCTTTTGTAATTAAGTAAGGCGGTATTATCATTTCTGACTTGTCTGCATCGCCTATTTTTCTGTTTTGCCGAGTGGCAAGGTTGAAAGAACCACACAGTATTATAGAAATAGCCGGATGTTTCCACCCGGCTATATTTTGCAATTATTAAGTGACCCCTGATATTCCGATTACGATTACCAACACTGTTATTCAGATTCCAATAGAAAGTACCTGCATTAGACCAATTATTCCAATTACTGCCTAGTTGAGTGATTGTTTTTTACAGTTTTCATTACAGGTAAATAACGAAAATATCAGAAGTTCTTTCAACCTACTGAATCAAGTTTATAAGTTACGAATTAAGCTGCCATTTTCTGCTTCCATACTTCAACAGCCGCAGTATAAGCATCTGAATCACGATCTGGGATATATACCAAGCGACCCCCGATATACCGAGCACGATAACCAACACCGATATGCAGAGTCCAATAGAAAGCACCCGCATACGACCAACTATACCAATGACTGCCCAGTAGAGCGATACGGTAACCATTCAGATTCTGTGTGAGATATGTATAATCCCCAACAGGTAATGAACTATTACCCAGCGTTTCCGATGCAATAAAAAGCCAATCGAATTTAGTAGAGTACCCCATTGCTGAGATATACCCCTCTTTAGGTGCTACAGTGAATCCGGCCGGTTCATAATTTCCGCTGTTTTTATTTTCAGCAAACTCAAAGTCAGAACAAATGTAAGGCTGTCCACCATCCATTTTTCCGTTACCCCAAATACTGATACCATATGCAAATTTCCAGATATTGCCCCAGAAGTTTTCTTTGCCTCGCCAACAAATTGATGTTTTACCATTCACGGTATATTCTGTTGCCTTACCACCTTCGTATGTGGTTGTTTTTTCTGCTCTACCAGTTCCATTACCAAGTGAAGCAGTTGAACCTGTAACGGCTGCGTATGAACTTGCAGTATCATCTCCTGTGGTATATGGTAATGCTATGACACCCTGACCAATTGGTGTCTGTAATTCCATAACACCCATTTCAATGATCATCAGTAGCTGTTCGGCAGATATCTGTTTAATCAGATCACCATGCCAGTTTGTTCCTCTGTTCTGTGCCATTTTTTCAATTTCAGTTCTTGTAAGATTCTGTGAAGAACCCGATGCAGGTCTTGCGCCGGCAATAGATGAAAATTTATCCTCAGCGGAAGACATAACCTGTTCATCCTGTAAAAGATAAGCCGCTGCACTTGTGTCATAGATGCTTCCTTCATATGCAGATGTCAGATAATAATCAATCTCTTTTCCTGACGCATCATAAAATGCCGGATGTAATCTGAAACCTG